GCAACAGTTGGTTCATAAACAGTGACGATAACTGACTTCGTTGTTTGTGACCCCTGAGCACCACCGAAATTTTTTGCTGTTATAGTATAAGTCCTACTGATATTTGGATTGACAATAATACTACCTCTTCCAACACCAAATTCATCAAATACTGTGATAGGTAGCACATCACCAATACCTTCATTGATATCAATATCAGAAACACTAACACCTTGAACTGTCCAAGACAATGTTGCTTGTCCAGGTCTAATATATGATGATGGAGATACAGAAAATGTAACTGTTGGTGGAGGTGGTGGTAGAACTGTAACCGTAATTACTCTAATACTATTTCCTACTGGTCCAACTGCAGTTAATTGATAGTTTGTAGTTGCTGCTGGACTTACAGTAACAGTTCCAGAAGGATCAGAAACTGCACCAACACCACTAATGTCTGCACTAGTTGTGTCTCCAAATACAATCCATGACAATGTAGCAGATCCACCGAAAGGAATACTTACCGAATTAACTTCATTAAAATTATTTAAAAAATTTGGATCAGTAGAGAATGATGCGCTCGGTAGAAAAAATTGATTATGTCCAGGAATCCATCTCTCACCACTGTTACTAGTCTCAAGAATAATATTGATACCAGCAGCAGTGCATCTCTCTACAAAATATTCATAGGATGCTCGAACGGTATTATATACCATCGAACCAGAAACATCCAACCACACAGATACATATGATCCTGGTGGTTGTGATGATAGATTTGTGATAGCAAACCAGTCAGATCTAGAGGCAACATTACCATTGTCTCTATTGACAGTAAAAGTTCCCCCGCCAACAGATCCGTTAGCAAGAGAATCATTCAAAAAATTAGATGGTCTGTTTAGATCATTAAAATTCCATCTACTACCTGCTGGTTGCAACAACCAGAACTCGCGACCTACTCCACCAGCATTAGGAAAGTTTGCTCTAAAACTATTCCAGTCGTTTGTATGAGTAGCTACAGAAGGAGACGATTCGTCAATAATTGAAATACATTGAGTTCTTGGGACTACCATATCTCAACCTCAAATCTTAATGATGTAAGTAACAATAATAAAAGGAGTAACCACAGCATCAAGTTTATTAACATTTTCGACAGATACATTCAATGTAGTATTGACATTATCTGCAGGAATATCAAATGGTTGATGCTGATATTGGAAATTGTGAATGTATTGTGTAGGTTTACCAATTCTATGAGTATGTGATGATAGTGCTGTAGTATTAGCTTCACTCTGCTCTAGAGCATTTCCTGCTCCAGAGTTACCACTAGCATTACCACCATCTTTACCATCACCACCAACAGCATGGTTTGTAGTATAGTTTAGATAGTTTGTGTTTGCATTGTGAGCATGACCTTGGAAGTTCTCAATGTCTAGGAATGCTGACTGTGATGTAGTCTCGAACTGATACTTAGGACTAGATCTAAAATCATATGATGTCTCTGCTGGTATTCCACGGAAGTTACCAATAAAATCACATGTCAACTGTGTTCCTTCGTTACATAAAACTTCAACGGCAGGTCCAACTCTAGTCTCTTCAGTATCACCAACAAAAGTATTCAAGTAGTCACCAACTGATCTAGATGGAATAATAACTTTAGATCCAAGATCAGGTAACTGGAACTGTCCTAGGTCTCCTGTGTCTTGATCTGCTTCTCTAAGGTCTACATTTGTCTTTCTAAACTTAGAGTTTTGACCCACACCTAGGATTTGTGATAGTGCAACAAACTCCTGTGCATTCCTAATAGATCCATCACACTTCAAATAACCAGCAGGAACATGCTCCTGAAAATTTGCTCCATTGGGATCATTTATATTTGCAAGGTATGGGGTTGAGTGAACCTGAATAGATCCAATGTAACCACCATAGTGTGACCTGACTTTAGAATAGTTATTGTTGACTGCCATCTTAGTATGCTCTGATTACATATACTGAAGTCATTCCAGGTTGAGTCGTGTTGAAATTAATCTGGAATACACCAACGTTTCTTGCATTATCTAAATTCAAGTTACCTGCGGGAGCAGTAACGTATACGTTCAAACTATTTAATGGTCTTAGACCAGAAAGATCGAATGTTACATCAAATTCATCATGAGTGTGTGAGAGAATAATATCTCTTGATGCAGCAACTCCAATAGTTGTTCTCTTAAAGTCCCAACCAGCATTACTATTAAACGTATCATAAGTATTGAATGCTGAAGGATCTGCTAGTGCTCCTGCTTCTGCATCACCATTATATTCAAGAAGATCTGGATACCAGTTAGTCAATCCATTACTGAACTGAGTTATCTGCTCACCATTCTGACCATAGTCAACTGCTTCTCTTCCTCCAGGACCTTTGTTGAATCCAGCAATACCACCAGACAATGCACCTTTCTTTAGACCAACACCCTCATTAAATGTTCTATGTGTGAGTGGGTGAGTCAAGACTGATTTAATGGGAGTCCACACGACGTTTCGTGGAGTCCAGTTAATTGGGGGATTCTCTGCATTAATAGCACCAATAACACGTCCAGGGATACCACCACCAAAACCAGATCTACCTCTTAACTGATCACTCATGTTGTATTCTAGTTCAAATTCATTATCATTAGTAATGAAGATGTCACTATCAGAAGTATCAACCTGTGCATCAAAGTTAAAGTTGATGTTTGACCATGGAATCACACCTTCTCCTGGTTGTGTCTCAGGATCTTTTACAATAGTATCAATTCTACCACCATGACCATGACCTTTAATATGTCCTCTTCCTAGTTTTCTAGGACCGAAGAACATAACACGATTACCCTGACCAGATCCTGTGACAATAGTGTTTTGCTGCAATTTACCACTGTAGTAGTATGAAATCTCTCCACTATCACCAGCTGGTGCTGTCGTTCTCTCATTCAATTCAAACACAACGTCAGTAGCAACATCGTTAAATGATGTAGGAACACCTGTGTCTGAGTTTACACCAATGAATGAACTAATTTCTGATACTGCTGTTGAATCAACGTCAAAAATTCTACCAGTAGGAGATCCTGGTCCAAGATATGATTGCTCCATATCAACCAGAGGTCTATTGATTAGAGCAGGAAGAACAATCTCTCCCTGATAACTAGGAAACTCTCCACCAAATGTAGAAACAGATCCCTCTTCAACAGTAGCTACAGTAATTAAAATATCAGATCCACCACCAGAGTTGCCTGAGGGAATAGTTAGAACATCATTAACTTCATAGTTAGCACCTTGCTGTAGTCTTTGAACAGTAACTGTTCCACCAACACCATTAGGAGCACCGCCTGCTTGTGTTCCTGCATCAGCAACAATGACAGCAAAAGTTGCGCCACCACCACTACCATCAATCGGTGAGTAGATATATGTATCAGGAATTCTTCCTGATTGTGTTGATGCGTTGTTAGCAAAGGTATTGATTAGACCTTGAGTAACTGTGGTAGATAGATTGTATGTGTCTCCAATTGCTCTTGCAAGCAATGGAAAGTCTTTGGCACTGACTTGAGACCCATCGCATACAATCCAACCGTCAGGAATATCGGAGATATTCCCAGGCCATGGCATGATTGTTCCGATAGCAGCTGCCTTTGCGGTTCTGATCTCTTGATAGAAAGACATGTGTTTTTATACGTCCATTAGATACCATCCTGCCTTATTGGGATTCGCTCCAGGGCCACCATCAGCATCAGAAGTGCCAGCAAAAACAAGACCGAATGCTGCATTTGGTGTTTGAACAACTAATTCACCACCGTCGTGTGTGAGTGAGAAGTTCTCTCCTAGAGTGTTACCCGTGACAGTAGTTCCTGTGTTGCTGACCGAACCCTGAATCCTTACCAGATTAGGAGCACGAACAACTAGAGACTTGTCGTATGAAAGGATACCACCTATATCTATAATGCGAATCATATCGCCCATTTGAGCGTTCGCTGGTAATTTGAGTAGTGATGTTCCAGAAACGTCAACGAAGTAATTAACATTCGCTTCAGCATTAATAATATTAGTGTTAGAAACAACCCACTTGCGTCCACCAGTGCTGGAGAAGTAGTTAGAGATGCCACCAATATTAACTGAACCATCATCATCTACTGCGAATACTTCAACACCGTTCTGGTTAACTTGTAGATCACCACCATTGACTGTTAGGTCACCTGCCATTGTGACAGGACCACCGAAGGAAGACATTCCATCACCAAGTGCTGAGAATGAACCATAAGTGGTGAAGTCACCCGAAGAGTTGTTAAAGGTTAGTCGTGGTGTAGTTCCATCAACTCCGAAGATATTGATATTACCACCATTCATCACCACATTACCAGTTGCACTATCAATTTGGAAGGTAGTTCTCAGTGGTGTAATAACTGTTACACCGTCATCCTCGAAAGAAGGACCACCGTTAGTGATAGTAAAGAACTCAGTTGAAGGAATAGTAGAACCATTCAGTGTGATGGTGTCCTCTACCGTGAGAGTTCCAGCGATGTTGGTGTTACCAGAACCACCAGCAATAGTGAACTGATTGAATCCAAGTCCAATACCAACATTACCAGCAATAACTGTGTTACCAGTTGTAGACTCAACCTTGAAGTTAGTAACAGCAGGATTGCCACCATCGGTAACAATCAGGGACTGAATGTCAGTGCTGACAACATCAGCAATTGCAACGATTTCAGACTGATCAATTCTCAGAAGGTCTAGTGTAGTTAGAACCCCACCAAATTCAGCAACACCGATTCTTACGTTAGCACTGGTTCCATCGATACCAGCTCTTGGTTCATCCAAGATACCGTCAGGAACGTTAGGATCAGCAAATGAACCAACGTCCTTACCAGTAATGTAAGATGCTGCAGGTTGCTTGTCAAGTTTAGCAATGACACAACCATCGGGGTGGTTAGTCCAACCGTCACCAGTAGCAGGATCACCAGTTCCTTCTTGTGCTCTTGTTACAGATAGTCTGAAACCTTGAGGATCATTAGGATTAG